ACTCGGAAATCCCCTCAACCAGTCAGAACCAGCAGGGACTAAGCGGATCGGAGTCGGATATTCCAACATCGGGCAGGATCGAGCCGAGACTGGTCACGCCCGTCAATGCCGGCGAGAGTTTCGGCCCTGCCCTAACCTTGTGGGCGAAGCGCGTGCTCAACATTGATCTCATGGAGTGGCAGAAGCGCGTAATCAATGACGCTCTCAGCTTGGACGAGAACGGTGACTTCATCTTCCGTGAGGCTTGCATCAGTACCGCTCGACAGAACGGCAAGAGCTTGGTGATGCGCGCTGTCGCCGGCTTCATGGCGACCGAGTATGCAGCACTCCAGAAGGAGCCTCAGACGATCGTCATTGTCGCCAACCAGAAGCGCCGAAGCATGGCCCTCTTCCGTGATGTTGTCCGAGATCTTGAAGACAAGTTCTTGTGCAAGGTTCGATGGCAGAACGGCGACGAGCGTGTCAACTTCCCAGATGGATCATCCATCGCAGTCGTCGCAGCTTCCGCTCACGCTCACGGAATGACAGCCTCCGTCATTCTTGTCGACGAGCTCTGGGACATTAGTCCCGAAGTCGTGTTCACTGCGCTCAGGCCATCACAGGTCGCCATCAAGAAGAATCCGATGATGATGATGTTCTCCACCGCCGGCGACCAAGGCTCCACAGTGCTCCTACAGCTTCGAGAGCAAGGGATGGCAGCTATTGACTCGGGCCGAACTGGCTCCCTGTACTTTGCGGAATGGTCACTTCCGCCCGGAGTCAGTTTGGAAGATCGGCAGTATTGGGGCTGGGCGAATCCTGCGCTCGGTACGACGATCACGATGAAGGCGTTAGAGCTTGCGTTTGACTCGCCGAATCGTCAAGCGTTCATCCGAGGCCATCTGAATCTGTGGGTGGATTCAACTAACTCGTACCTACCGATTAACTTGTGGAACGATCGCAAGAGTGTAGATCCGATGCCTCCGATCCAGTGGCTCGTCATTGACTCATCGGTTGACGAATCACGCTATGTCGGGATCGGTTGCGCGTACGACGGGACGCGCGTGATCGTGACGACCGAGTTTGTCGTGGAGTCCGCCCAGCAGATGTGGGCCGAAGTCGTGACTCGAATGTCAGACGCGTCAGTCAAGCTCGCGTGTACGCCATCACTGGAGATCCACTGCCCTCCAGATCTTCGCCGAAGGATGACGATCGTCGGCTATGCCGAGCTCATCAAGTGGACAGGTGCAGCTCGTGCGATGATCGTTGAGGATCGTGTTCGCCACACTGGCGACCTTGCACTCTCCGAACACTTCGCTCGAAGCGTCGCTGTAAAAACGGGAGGCGCGATAGTGCTCAGCTCGCAGAAGAGTCCGGGGCCGATAGAGCTCGCCCGATGTTCAGTGTGGGGAATCATGCTCACATCACGACCGAGAGCATCAGCGAAACCTCAGATGGCTTTCGGATGACCCTCGTGGACACGCTCCGAAAAGTCTGAGAGAATCCGAGGGATGGCACTCTTCGGAAGTAAGAAGCAAGACGCGACCCCAGCGTTCGCACACGCACCGCTTCAAGCTGCAGCAGGTAGCGCCTCACAAAGCGGACTCGGCCAGTTTTGGAGTTACACCGTCGGGGCGGCTTCAGAGCTGGCCTTGTCTGTGCCTACCGTGTCTCGAGCGACACAGATGATCATCTCGCTTGTCGGCTCACTGCCTCTTCGCCATTACACGACACAGTTCAACGGCGAACGGTACGAGAAGATCTATCTTGAGAACGAATCATGGATGGACACTCCAGATCCAACTCTCACGCGTAACTTCGTCATGTCGAATTTGTGCATGGATCTCATGATGCGCGGACGAGCGTTCCTCTATGTGACTTCACGCAGCTCTGCTACTGGACGGCCTCTCGCTTTCCAGTGGATGCCCTGCGAAATGGTGGACACATTGGACCAGCCCGGTCCGCAGTTCTTCGGAAAATCCAACCAGATCACATTCAACGGGATCAACATTCCGACACAAGATGTCATCCAATTTCTCGCACCCGTTCAAGGATTCCTCTGGACAGGTCGCCGAGTACTAGAGACCGCCATCAAGCTTGACCGCTCAGCTGAACGCTTCGCCTCCAATGAGATCGTCGCTGGATACTTACAGCAGACCGACAGCTCTGAACCTCTTGACGCTGAGTCACTTGGTGAACTCGCTGCAGCATGGTCAAACGCTCGACGCGTGAACGCTGTCGGCGCATTAAACTCGGCTGTCAAGTACGAACAATTCGACACAGACCCCAGCAAACTCCAGCTCGTAGAAGCCCGAAACTTCAGCGCACTCGAACTGTCTCGAGCAATCGGAGTCCCTGCGTACCTTTTGGGAATCGGAATTTCTGGTTACAATTACAGCAACGCAACACAGGCCAAGCAGGATCTCTATCTGCTCGGAGCCAAGCTCTACATGGACTGCATCCAAGAGACCCTCAGCGGAACAGACATCCTGCCTCGTAATAGGTTCGTGGAATTTGACACCGAAGATCTGATAGAAGATGTCGCAATGAACCGCACAGAGATAGACATTGAAGAACCTGCCTCCATGCGGACACCTCAGGAGATGCCCTCATGATCAGACTCACCGCTCAACAGATCACACTTGACGCTTCCGCCGATGGCGAACCATCACGCCAGATCACAGGCCTCGCCGTTCCTTGGAATGTCAAGGCCCAACTGAGTGGTGGCGAGAGTGTGATCTTCCTTGAGGGCTCACTTCCCGAAGATGGCCCAATGCCGAAGCTCCTGGAATATCACGACGAGACACGCGTCATCGGACGAGTGACCGAGAGACTGTCAACTAGCGATGGACTATTGTTCGTCGCCAAGTTGAGCGCCACTCGTGCAGCTGACGACGCTCTCGCACTGCTCGCCGATGGCGCTCTAGATTCGGTCTCCGTTGGCGCAGTGCCTACCAAGTTCAAGAGGCTCGCAGACGGGACGCTAGAGGTCTCTGAAGCGAAGTTCGTAGAGCTCTCGGTCGTCACGACACCGGCATACGCCGACGCGCAGGTCTACTCAGTCGCAGCCTCTTCACCCGAAGAGGAAGCACCCGACGAAGAAGAAGAAACACCAACCCCAACCCAACCATCCGAGGAGGATGAAATGTCAGAAGCAATCGAAGCAGCAGTACCCACTGCTCCCATCCAATACGCAGCACCGAAGCGCGAGTTCAAGCTTCCCACCGCTGCCGAGTACATGGTCAAGTTCGTCGCTGGCGGATCCGAGTTCGCTGAGTTCAACCAGCGCATCGTTGCAGCTGCACCGAATGTCACCACGACCGACACACCCGGCATCCTTCCAGTACCGATCATCAGCCCGATCTATAACTCGTTTGTAGCGAACTATCGTCCACTAATCACCGCTATGGGCGTTCGCCAAATGCCACAGAGTGGCAAGGTCTTCATCCGCCCGAAAGTCACCACACACACGACTATCGGCGCAAGCAACGGTGAACTCGTTGCTCTCGATCAAGGCACTTTTGTCGTGGACGACATTCAGATCACGAAGGCCTTGTACGGCGGATTCGTGAAGCTTTCTGAAGAGTCAATGGACATGACCTCACCTGAGGTTCTCGGTGCATTGATCGACGACATGGCTCGCATCTACGCAAACGCCACCGACATCGCAGCCTGTGCAACATTCGAAGCAGGAGTCACCCAGACTCAAGCACTTGCCGATGTCACCGATCCAGCCGACTGGGTGTCGTTCATCTACGGAGCTGCACAACAGATCCTCACCAACAGCAACGGCAACCTCCCCAATGTGATGGTGGTCAGTCCTTCCTACTACGCGTCCCTCGGCGCATTGGTGGACACAGCTGGTCGTCCGTTGTTCCCGAATGTCGGCCCACAAAACGCAGTCGGTACCGGTGCATCAGCATCAACCTTCAACGGCAACGCCTTCGGCCTGTCGCTTGTAGTTGACCGCAACATCACCACCCTCCCAATCTATGTCGGTGACAGCACCGGCTTCGAGTGCTGGGAACAACAAAAGGGTGCCATCTCAGTAGAACTCGCTGATGGTGCGCTTGGTCGTGTCATCAAGTTCCGCGGTTACTTCTCGTCCGTCATGATTGACGCGACCAAGTTCGTCACCAAAGCCTGAACCGACTAGACGAGTAGAGAGAACGAACGATGGCAACATTTACAGTCACGCACCACCAGCGTCTGTCAGATGTTGCCGTCGTTCAGACTCTTGAGAACACTGACATCGCGATCGGTCAAACGATCACGCTCTCAGGTCTAGGACATGGCCTCAACGGCTCACACATTGTCTATGCAGTACCGACCTATTTGTTCATCGGCACTGACGAAGAAGGCGACTACCTTTTCGACTCGGATGTCATCATTCCGAACCAGTTGCTCTTCAACGATGTCGGCGACGACCTTCCACGATCAGCTGCAGATCCTGTCGGATCGCTCGTTTGGACTCAGACCTGCACATGGATAAATGTCGCCGATCTCACCGAGTTTCTTGGCATTAGCGGAGCGACCGCCAACGACACAAGTTTCATGACCTCATCAGTTAACGCCTCAAATGCTTGGAGTTTCAAGCGCAGAGTACAGGCTGGATATTCCGACAGCCTCACGACCGTCCCTGATGCTGCAGTAAAGGCTGGTGTCGTGTTAATGGCTGCGAGCTTGTATCGAGAGCGCGGAAGTTTGGACTCCTTCAACAGTTTTCAAGACATGAACATCAGCGCACCTGTCGCTTCAATGGGTCGGATTAACCAGTTGCTTGGCATCAAGAGATCGCAAGTGGCATGAGATGGCTGGCATCTTCACAGAAACGATTGATGCTGTCTCGGCGACGATCACAGCTCTCGGCCTTGTGCCGGTCACTGATCCTCGGAACGCTCGACCTCTTACTGTATTCGTTGAGCTTCCTACTTTCAGTTCGTTCAATAACCAAACGGCGGACATCACGATTGATCTCCGAGTGTTGGGCGCGCCACCCGGCAACAGCGACACTACGCAGTACATACTCGGAGTCGTTGATCAACTAATGAACTCCTCTCTCGCAGTCATCTCTGGCAGACCTACGATCGCACAGATCGGTTCTGCAGAGCTACCTGCTTATGACCTCACAATTAGAATCGGCACAAGCCGCGTATAAAGGACAAAATAATGAGCACAGTTACTTACCTAGCCAATCCCACCGTCACTGTCACATCACCATCGGCGATGACTCTCACCGATCACTGCTCAGCAGCGACCTTGACACTCACCGCTGAAGCACTCGAGAACACGGCCTTCGGTCAAACCTCACGCACTTTCACCGCTGGGCTCTTCAGCAATGAGCTCACGCTCACACTGTTCCAGAGCTACGGCGCGACCGAAGTCGAAACCATGCTCAATTCAATGTTCGGCGTGATCTCCACGATCGTCATCAGCCCTGCCGGCGCAACCGAATCAGCCTCGAATCCTGAGTACACCTTGACTGGTTGTTACTTGGCGACCGTGACTCCGATCTCGGCAGCAGTTGGCGAGCTCTCAGTTGTTGAGGCGACCTTCATGGGCGGAACATTCGCCCGCGACATCACCTGATCTAGTAACTAATCCGAACCCCGACTAGGAGAACCCATGAAACTCACACTCAGTGTCAAGCTCGCCGATGGCGAGACCTACCAAGTCATCACGAACCTCTTCGTGATTATCTCGTGGGAGCGTAAGTTCAAGCGACGAGCATCAGATCTTGCGAACGGGATCGG